CAGGTCGCGCTGGTCGGTGCCCGCGGTGAAGTTGGCCCCACCGTTGAGCGGACCGGCGTTGGTGGCCAGCAAAGCCAAGATGTGGCGACCCACTGCATCGGCGGTGACATTGGAGTCCGCCTGCGCGATCACGCTGTTCACGTACTCGCTGACCTGCGCATTGCCCATGTGCGGAGTGGCCATCGCCTGGATCTGCGAGTTGCGCTCGCGCAGTGCCCCCATCGCGGCCTGGACGGGATCGGGGGCAGCCGCCCCCGGCGGTACGGCCACCGGCGCGGCGGCCGAGACGGGGGTGGCGGGCGCGCCTGCCGGGGGCGCACTGCTGCGGCCGGCATTGGCGAGGATGTGGCGGTACTGCTGGTTCATGGTGGGATCCTCGATATGGCCGATGACGGCCGACTGGCTGACCTCAGGGAGAGAGGCGAAAACTTGTGGGGACAGGCACGCCGTGATGTGGCGGCGAAGCTGCGCGGTGACCGAGGAAGCCGCACCGGCGATGGACTGCAGGTAGCCGGTGATGGCTACAGCCGATGCCCCCTGCCAGCGAGCGCTGGCGCCTGGCTCGGCGTCCACGACGGTGTCAGCCAAGCCGGCCTCCACTGCCTGCGGGCCGGAGTACCAGTGGTCCACGTCGTCGGTGAGCAGGCGCTCCATGTCCTCGCGGCGACCCGAGCGGGCCGCATACGCTTCCAGCATCGCCGCAGCATGGGCGTCGAGCGCATCTGCGTTTTGGCGGAAGGCAGTGGCGCTGCCGGCGGCGACTGTGCGCGGAGCGTGCACCATCACCAGCGAGCTGGCGTAGACCTGCCGCTCGTCCCCGGCCTGCAGGATCAGCGAAGCAATGGACGCTGCCTGCCCTTCCACGGTGACGACCTTGCGTGCGGTGTGGGACTTGAGGGCATTGTGGATCGCCAGACCATCAGCGACGATGCCGCCCACGCTGTTCAGGCGCACGTGAATGGTGGATGCGGTGATCTGGCCGATCTGATCGACCAAGTCGCTGGCCGAGACAGACTCTTCAAAAAGGAACCCGCCGATTGCACCGTAGATCATGACTTCGGCCGTGTCCGCCTCGGCGCGGATCTGATACAGCGCGGGGCCCAGTTCGGGATCATGGCCGGCTTCGGCCCGGATGGTGGTTTGGATGGCGGCGGCCAACAGGCGTGCACGCATGGTCATTCGCTCCTGGAGAGATCGTGCTGCAGCGAGCCCACCACGCGGGCACGGGCTTCAGCGCTGGTGTTGGATGCCGGCGGCATCAGGTCTTTGTTCTGTTGCTGCCAGTCCTGGCGTTGGCGCAGGACCTCGGCAGGGTTATTGCCGTACTGCAGGGTGTTCTGCTGCGGCGAGACCCAGCCGCGATCTTCAGCCTCGCCACGCGCGTACGCTTCTTTCAGCGGGTCGATCCAGGGCATGACGGGACGCACGTAGGTCGATGCGGCCAAGTCACGCAGGGCCCAGCCTCGCGGCAGCTTCACGCGACCGGAAAGGACGCAGGCCTCGACAAAGCGCATGCGCTGGGGCCGGACACAGAGCGCGATAAAGCGCTCGGCGAGCATCAGGTAGCTGCCCCACTTCTCTACCAGCTCCTGGCGCTGCGCCGAGTAGGTGCCGTTATAGTCCAGCGACAGGCTGGAATAGCTCACCCCAATACCGCCTGCAGCCGCTCGCAGCTGTTCCTTGCGCCACGTGGCCGCGTTTGGATTGGGCCGGTCAGTGCCCAGACTTTCGATGGATTCGCCCGGCAGCAGATCGTCGAAGATCGCCCCCGGCGCCAAGCGCAGCTCACGGATTGGCACGTCGTCTTGGATCAGCACGTTGCCGCCAAGATCATTGCCATATTGCTCGCCCGAGCCCTTCTTGATCTGGAACGTCATCGACGCTGCAACCTTCGCAGCGATGCGTTCGGACTCCTCGTAATCCTTGACATCCTCGAAGCGCGACATGGAACTGGCGAAGACGCTCAAACCACGCAGCTGGTGCAGCCTCTTCACCAAGGCGATTCGGTGCATGAAATCGGCCGACACACGCTTGGTCTCGGTGCGCGAACCCATCGGATCACCCGGGTGGCGCTTGAATACATGGTAGGCCACCGGCTTGCCCCACGCATTGCATTCAACGCCCTGGCTGATGTTGCGCGCCGGATCGTTGAAGTCATGTGGCACCAAGTCCGCCTCGAGCATCTCAAAGCTGTAAGGCACGCCCGACCCGTGCTGCAGATACGACACCGGCCCAATCAGGTCCTGGTAGAACGCGTCGCCGTCCCGGAACCAGCTGCGAGCCAGCAACTGCTGGCACATACCGTAGTCGTGGGAGCCGGTCACTTCCGGCGCGTCCCACCATGCGTCCCACAGTTCGTCAAGTTGCAGCGCCAGGGCGCGGTCGATTGGCTGGCCTGGCAGGCGTGGAGCGGAAAGCACATCGATCCCAGACCCGACGGTGTTCTGCACCAGCACGTTGAGGGCGTTGTCGGCCAGATCCAGGTCGCGTTCGAGATGTCGTGCCTGATCACGAAGCTGACGTGCATCCATTCCCGCGATGGCATTGCCACTGCCCCAGTCACGAGCGAGCTTGCGGTTGCGCGAGGGACGCGTGACCTCATGGGCGCGTGCCAATACCGGAGCCAGCTGGGCCCGGGCTGTGGCGATGGCACGATCAGCGCTGAGTGCTGCGGCCAGGCGCGTCTTGGCGGTGAGCGCGGAGGACATCAGGTAACACCGCCGAAATCAGCATTCGCCCAACGAGCGCGACGTCCGCCACCTGCCGCGCGATTCACGGCCGCCTGCCATTCCTTGCGTCCGTTGCGAATTTCTACAAGGTCTGCCCGGGTCAGCTGTCGCTCGCCGAAGCGAACCGACTGTCCAAGCAGGACAGCCTGTTCGGCGGCGATGTACAGCTCTAGCATTTCCTGCGCGGTCTTCATGACTACATAGGCTAGGGACTTCGCTGTCCACGAACTCAATAAAGTCGTGGACAGCCGCCCTTGCAAGTCACTGATTTCAAAGAGGCGAAAAACTAATTTGTCGCCACTTTCATTGAAACCGTGGACACCTCGCCTTCTTCACGCCGCGGTAGTCCTCCAGGGAACAGCTCATGCAGCTTGGAACGGGAGACATCGAACTGTCGCATCACGTGTTTCACGGGAATCCCGCCCAGGAGTGCGGCGCGGATTTCCTTGACCGCGTATGTCTTAGCAACTGCCGGGAAGTAAGGCTGCTCGCCCGCGAAGCACTGCATCACGGAGTCCACGAAGGGTTGCGCCATCCGCTCGCTTATCCCGATGTCCGCCAGCATTGCCGCCAGAATTCGCTCCCGGAGCTGCTCGCTGGTCTCTCTACGCTTGGCCATCACAGTCCCCAGCCGTCGCGGGCAAAGCCCGAGCTGCGAGACCGACCTGCCGGCGGGGCATGTCCGATAGTCGCTCCCACGGCGGTGCCGGTCGCTGCTTCGCCACCTTCCGATGTTTCACTGGAATCCGGCGCTGGAGCTGCGGCCGATCCGGCTAGCCTTGCCTCCAAGGCGTCCCAATCCGATTTGGTGAATCGGTGCAGGCGCACCTCCGCGTGATGTGCCGCAGCGTAGGCATACACCCAGGTGTCCAAAGGCTCGTTGCGGGTCATGCGCTTCTCGAATCGATTCTTGACAGGGTTGTAGACCTCCGAGACGAGGCCGGGGAAGAACTCCGGGGACAGCTGGTCGCTGAAACGCACCAGTCGCGCCTCCGCCTGCCGCTCGGCATCAGCTGCCAACCGGCTGTAGAGGTAGTGCTTGGCGGCCACGGTTCCCACGTGATGGATGGTGATGCCGCGCTTGTCCGTTCGCTCCTTCCAAGTCACATCGGCAAGCTTCCCTTTGGAAAGAATGGGCGCGTTGTTAGGCACCGCGCCAAAGATGCACATAACGCGGGTGATCTTGCGCTGTCGCACATAGTTCTTGACCGCCTCGGTGCGGTGGCCACCCGCATCGATGGCAGTGGCCGAGGCCCGCAGCTGCACGCCATCTTCCCGCTCGATGGGACGATTAAGCAGATCCGTCAGCGCGACCCACACCCCTTCCTCTGCCGGGTCACCGGCAAGCTCGACGTAATCCAGGGTCCACGCGATCATCCCCCGCCCCCAGCCCACCACGTGAACTGCAAGCCGGTTGTCCTGAGTGTCCACACCCACGGTGATGGCCAGCACCCCACGAGGCGCACAGCGAAGCCGATACGGTTCGACGCGATCTGCGATCACGTTGTGCTTGACCGCACGCATCTTCGGGTCTTCCCACGTCTCGGCCAGGCGGTCGTTGACGAAGGTCTTCAGCGAGGCCGGATCGTTCTGGGCATCGAGCCATTCCCGCACCAGGTCGACCCAGCGCGGGCCCAGCCCGAACTGGTAGTACAGGCAGTTGATGTGATAGCCGCGGATGGGCGAATCCGGGTTGGCCGGCACCCAGCGGCCGGCGGCGATCATGTCCGCCTTGTGATGCTCCTCGATGCACGCGCCACAGTCGTTGCAGGCATACCAGGCATGCTTGGCATCGGGCGACCAATGCAGCCCGCTCCACTGCAGGTGCTGGAAGTGTCCGCAGTGCGGGCACGGTACGTGATAGCGGCGCTGGTCCGATTTCTCATACAGCTTGGCGATGCGGCTCAGACCCGAGATACCCGGCGTGCTGATGTACAGGCGCTTGTAGGTGGTGGGGAAAGATGAGGTACGCCCATCCAGCATCTTGACAGGGTCATCGCCGGTCAGCAGCACCTGCGGGGCTTCATCGATTTCATCGACCACCAGGTTCTTGACCGTGGTCGACTTCAGCCGCTGGGGACTGCCCATGTGTTCCACGTAGAGCTGGCCACCGGCAAAGTCCTTGAAGGTGCGCTGGTTGGAGCTGTCGCGGCTGGCGGTGCTGCTCAGCGCCCGGCGCACCGCCTTGCACACTTCGATCATCGGGTTGAGCTTTTGGTTCACCCACTTGTTCATGGATGCCTCGCCCGGCAGCGCATACATGATCGGCGCCGGCGCGTAGTCCATCCAGTACGCGATGGAGTTGGTGGCGATCTGGCTCTTGCCGAACTGGATGGGGAACATGCACGCCTGGTCGTGCACGGGGCTGCGC